CTACTAAGAAATAGTCAGGTATATATTGATAGTGAATATTATCAAACAATGTACAATATTACTATTGATCAAGCAGCATTGACAGCATCTTATGATTATGTCGTTCAGAATGTAATCGGTAGTCCTGTAGCTATTTATGAGAGTGAACCATTCTCATGGTATCAACAGTATGTTTATTCTCCAGCAAATACTATCAACTTTAATGTTGCTTTGCCGGTTGATGTATTATCATCTTCGTCTTCTAGTTCATCAAATCCGGAACAAGTATATCCATTAGTAGTAACTATAAATGTAAATCATCAGCCAATAAATGCACCAAATGATTATCTTCCTAGCGAGTTACGTTGCAGAATGGTTACTAGATGGGGCGCAAATCAAGAATATGAAGAAACAGTAGCATACTATACAATCGATCCATCAATTATTGCAGGTGAACCATATAATCACAAATATCAATATTTCCAATTTGAAATTCCTAACTATTTAACTGTTCCTGTAGAAACACAAAGATTTGAATTTCATATAGATGGGTATGGAATTCTTAGAGATAAAAATGGAAATTTCATAGATGTAAATGGTAATATACTTGGAAGCGTAAATTCTAATACTGTTGGTGTTGAAGGTTGGTTTTCTTTATACGAGTATTATTGCGACGTACTGATTAGAAAAGATTTAAGCGATGTGATGTTTAGTACAGTTACAAGTACTAATGTCTGGGATGGAATGATACATACATCTCTAAGATATGATATTCATGATACACCAACTATCTTAACAAGTTATATGGATGCAATCTTAGCTAGAGCGGATAATGCGCAGTATCCTAATTTTGAAGTTACTGTAATGCAGAATACGTTAGAACATCTTAATATTATTAACAAACGAATGCTTACGGATTTTATCAATATTAAATATCCAAACACCTATGGTGTATTAAATAATCTAAAATATAATCCTGTTAGTTTTACTGTATTGAGTAGATTCCATACCCCATTCAAATGGGAAGATCCTACAGGTATTGTATTTGATACAACTGTAGATTATGATTTTATAACATCTACTAGTTCTAGTTCTAGTAGTTCTGCTTCTTCTAATCTATACATTGTAAATGGAATAGTACCCGGATATGAAACCCAATCATCATCCAGCTATGTAAATTCTATAGCTCAATTATATGTTGGTATTGGACCGGGTGGTTCAGATGTGTGGTATCTAACTGCACCAACCAGAGGAACATATGTCCGAGTGATGGATGAATTAGATTCTTCTAGAGAACCAAAAGTAATTGTATATTCAGGATCTGAGTGGATAGATGTTCAGAGTTTTAGTATTCCTTTACAAATAAATTTATCAGTAGAACAAGATCCGCTAGTAACAATATCTCAAAATACATTGAAACAAAATATTAAGGATACTTTAGTTCAGTATTTCTCTCCATATATGGGCACGCAAAAAGAGTTGAGCAGAGCAGAAATTGGTCAGGTTGTTAATGGGGTTTCTGGTGTAGCTTTCTGTGAAGTTCTTTCTCCAGAAATTGATATTCGGTTTAAATATGATATTGATAAAGATTTAACACAAGCACAGTTAATGGATTATACACCAAACTACGTAGGATTCACCGCAGACACAATTAACATTGACATTGTACAATCATGAATACACTAACAAAGATCCATTCTGTAAAAACAAATGAAGTAGTAGCTGAAATTAATCTACCAGAATTACACAGATTCATATTAAATAAGATCAGTGTGGAGTTTTCGAATATGGTAGAGAATTGTTATTATCCCAAAATTGCAGATATCTATCGAGAACTTTTATATATGACTCATACGAATGAAAAAGATCTAAGAAAGTATTCTAAAGAAAAGTATCTAACAGTATTCTCCTATAGTGGAAAGTTCCAGCTCTTACACGATCCATATACTACGTTATTAATTATTATCATACAAGAATTTCTAAAGAAGAAAGATTTTGCAGCAGCGCAGGCAGCATTTCATTTATTTAGTTTGCGTTATTATACGAATAGTTTTCATAAAATGACTACGCCAGCAGGATCAAGAAAGTCATTTTGTAATAAACCAGCATTTCAATCTGCATTAGAATCATTATCAAAGAATCATATGTTTGTAAAACAGAAAACGATTCCAAATGCGATTATGTATTATTCTGTAAACGTAATGAAAACTCATTTGAATAATCTTATGACTGATAACGCAGCTGGATTATTTAAGATGATCTATTCATTGAAAACTACTATCATGCAATCTATGAGAAGTTTTGCTAAAGCATATTACGAAGAGTATGAAAGAGGTAATATTTCTAACGAAAAAGAAGACGGATCGCAGAATGTTGATCAGTCACATGAAATCAAACTAAAGAACTTTATTTCACAAATCGCTTCAGACATATGTATCTATGGTAAAGTCGATACAACAGCAGCACTAAATGCATCACAGTTACTAAAGTTTAATAAGAAATTATCTATAGAGTATTCACAGAAATTAGCTACTCCACAATTTAAAGATGATATTGAAACTGCATTGTATTTACTTCTGAAAGATACTAAAGATATTTCATATATAAAAAGTACTGAGTTTTTAGATTATGTTCAAAAGTTGATGAGTATTAAAGTAACCAAACAGGAGGTATACTTTAAAAAATCAATAGCAAATATTCATTCGGGAATTATTAAATTATTAGGATTACATACTTGGTATGATAAATTATCTATACAGTCACAAGCAATATCTAGAAATTTCGTAGCTTATTATCTTGTGTTTTATCTAAGGAATGTATTGTAGAAAAATCAACGAAAAAAATAGGTAGTATAGATATTACTCTATACTACCCAAGAATTTGAATTACCTGCCGAATTCTTGCTTGATGTGCGTTGGATATTTTTCCATTTCATTAAACCACTCGCCGCGACGTTTCACGAATGTGATCTTGATTCGATCGACGGAATCATATGTTTTAAATGCATTTCCTTTACCCCGCTTATTGAGAGACTTGATTTCATCCTCGGTTAGCGTTTTATGAAAGATTCCTTCAACAGTAACATTATAAAATGTTTCCTGCTCATTGCTGGTCAACTCAGTGCCGATGATTTTATAACTAACCAGAGCAGCTGGCGTCAATTCAGGATCAACGAAGGTTCCTGTCTTATATTCAGACAAATATACTTTCTTGATCAATGAATCACTTGGTGCATTGCTGCAACCAGTAAGACACAACATCATTCCAACAATCAACAGCATCCCGATAACCAATTGATTCTTCTTCATACTATACTCCTTTTTGAACGTTTAGAAATGACAGAGAATAACTTATTCTCTTCAATAATTAATATATATAGTATAATACTGTTTATATCCTGCCATTGTTAGCTGCTGATTCTTCTGCCGGAGATAAATTGAATCTGCTAGAAGTTGGAGTTTGTTGACCTTGAAATGGAGAGTTATTTATTATAGGCTCTGTCTCGGATATAAATTCAGATGGAGATCCAATTGTACTTGGTTCAATTTCTTGTTTTCTTTGATACAAATTTGTTAATTCTCCAAGTAATGTTGGTTGATTACTCTTCGATGGTATTTCAGTTGTCATTAACATTGTATTATACAATGGACTAATAGTTAATCTGATGTCTACTACATTTGGTCTGTTATTCCATGCTCTATCATTTACGTCACCGCCCTTAACAACATTCATACTTGAAATATAACACGAATCTAATTTAACTAAACCGGGAATAGTAAATCTTAATAAAAATGGCCATTGATAAGTTAGATCTTGCATCCCAGCAGGATGAGTAAGATCGATTGCTGTTTTTGGTAATACGAGCGCCATCAAAGCTGCTAACGGTCCAAGAATTAAATTTCCATAATAGTAATCCGACGCAGGAGAAGGATTATACAATCTAATACTTAAATCGTAACTAGCTGAAAAAGATGAACCTTTCCACATCATAGGAAAATCAATCTTCTGTCCAGATAACAATGCATGTCTCATTTGAGCAGCAGAAGATTCTCCAATTACTCCTGCGGCCAATCCTTCTGCAGATTTTAATAAATCTTGAGCACCACCGGCAATAGTACTTAGTGTTTTATTTTCACTTTCTGCTGCTGATGCAATATTTTGCTCAATGTTCTTCCCTGTGAGATACATTAACTCACCGGCGGTTCCAGATAAACCCTCTGTTAATCCGCTTAGTAATGCTGATGGTGAATAAGTATTTGTGTACGTTTCTGACATTGGACTTAAATCTTGATACATAGCAACTAGTTGTTTATTATTTCTACCAACATCAACCTCATTTGCATTTAAGTAATTTTCAAAATCATCCCATGCTGGTTGTAACGTAAAAATTTCTAAACCTAGTTCTCCATGTTGTTTCATTGGTTCTAAATAACATAGTGGCATAGATCGCATCATTTGCTCAGTCATGGTTTGCCCACCGGGACTTCCATCTGGTTCACCAGAAACAGCACCGGGCCACCCAAGAATATCTGGTAGGGTGATATTCGAACTTCTTAATGGTGTTATTGACATAAATAAATTCCTTTAAATATTAGTTCCTGCTAGGAGAAAACTTAGATCTTGCCAGAGAGGAAGCTTGGTCGGACCGCCACCGCCACCACTACTAGTATTATTAGTACTTACTTTTGTAACCTTATTCACAACATTATTGATATTGTTAGTACTTGCTTCAGAAGATCTAGCTATAGATCCACCAAGTTGTTTTGATGCTCTAACAGTTGCTGCTGAATTATTAAGCTGTTCACTAACTGCATTTTGTCTGGCTCCTTCAGCAAGATTATTAGATACATTTCTCTCTGCAATAGATGGTTGACCTTTTTTGACTGTAGCGATATCACCTGGGGATAAAGTAATACGTTGTCCACTTGCAGTAGTAACTTCTCTAGCAGCACCAATATAATCATTGGTTTGTCTTGATTTATTACTTTCTGCCCACAGTTTATTTTTTTCTGTTGCTGCATCAAATGATCTGCTACTGCTTGTTATTGGTTTAAATGGTCCTCCTGCTGAAGCTAATACATTAGATTCTCCTTCTTGTTTAGCTTTAGTAGTAGTAGATGCATCTTTCTTTTCTTTAGATACATCTTTATAATCTGTTAACCAACTAGCAATTCCATGAATTAATGGACCCACACCAGGAATTATAGCTCCAAAACCAGATGCAAAATCTATCAAAGCACCTTTCTTATCTCCATTTTTCCATTTTTTAACACCCTCGAACATATACATTATAGAACCAATACCAGGAATACTATGTAATGCTATATCTCCTATTTGCGCATTCATACTTTGTCCCGTTTTTTCTTCATGTATATCTTTAGCTATAAGAAGTCCATCAATAAGTAAACTGATTACAGTTCCTGGACCAGGAAATATTGAAGCTATACCAGATGCAATTTCTCCAATACCGCCAATGATATCGCCTTTTCTAAATCTATTAATACCGAACATTATACCAAGTATTGCGCCAACACCAGGAATTTTTTTCGCAAAGGCTTTACCTGCTGCACCCATGATTCCTTTACCAATTCCTTTACCAGCAACTTTACCAACTGCACTAAGACCTTTAAATAATGAACCAGCAGATTTGAAAACATTGAATACACCTTTAACAACACCAAACATACTTTTTAAAGTTTTAGGAAGATGATAAAGAGCTTTAAGACCACCCCACAAACTTGTAAGTGTAAACAATTTACTAAACTTACTAAACATTACCAGAAGTTTAGAAATATTATCAAGCGGTGAAGAAATTGCCCATTTTAGAGTTGCTACTGTTGCTTTCGGAAATGCTACCATCGCACCAATTAAAGGAACAATACTAAACAACATACCACTGATACTATTAACAAATTCAAATACTTTACTAATTCCACCTTTACCTTTTTCTTTTACTTTATCCCATATAGCTGATTTCTTAGCATCCTTTGCTTGAGTAGCAGATCTTGATTCAGTCTTTTTTGACAAATCAGCAATTGTAGAAGTTGATTCAGATATTTTAGATAATGAATCTTCTGGAGTTATATCTTTAAATTTACCTTTTCTTTTAATTTTAGCTTTACCTTCACCAGAAGGTTTAAACAGATTAACAGTAGGAGTATGATTTGATGTAACATTTTCTTTGCTCTTACCTATACTGCCAGTTTTTAATAAATTATAGATCTTCTGTAACCAGAAAATAGATGAACCCTGTTTGCCTGTAGCTGTCTCTGCAAAATTATCTTTACCTGTCTTTGTATATTCACTAGATTTTACATTATTTTGCGTCGCTTTCTGTCCACCACCATTACTAGCTTTCTCAGCTTCCATCACCTTCGCCCAAACAGATTTGGCACTTTTCTCAAGATGTTTGTTAATCGCAGCGACTCTTGCATCTCTGGCAGCTGAAGCTTTTGGATCTTTTATTGTCTTGGATAAAAGCTTATCTCTTTCTGCTCTTAATTTTCCAAGACTTCCAAGATTAACTCCCGCTTGATCTGCTCTGCCATAGATATCTGCAGTTTCGGGTCTTTCATGAAGAGATTCATGTGTGAATTCAGATCCGAATGATTTCTTCATTAACTTATGATTTGCAACAGTTTCTTTTTGACCAAAGATAGTCCATGATCCAATTTTTTGTCCTAGACTTTGTTCAGGGCCCTGTTGTTTTCCAGGTTTAAGCATTTTTGATCCATGAGCCAAAGCAGCCTCCCGGTTCGCCATTTCAAACATTTCGGGATCCTGCATCAAAGCTTTACCAATCCAACTACCCATTACTCCTTTAGCAGCTTTAGCAAAGATTGGTTTCTTTCCCTCTCCCTCTTTTTTCTTAATGTGTGCAGCCAATTTATCAAGAATCTTGGTTCTGTTCTTGATCATAAATTCAAATAGAACGCCACGTTTACCATATACATCTTGCTGTTCGCCACCACTAGCTTTGATTAACTCATTCAACTGTCTCTTTGATAATTCACCATAAAGTCTCTGCCATCTATATATCTCTAACAGCGCATCTGTCATTGTAGCAAATGGATTACCACTTTTCTTAATATCATTCTTATACATCCCACCACCAAACAAAGGTATTAAAACCTTAGCGGTATCACCAACAGATTTAAAGAATCCACCAGCAGCAGATGGATCTGTAAGAGACATCTGTACACTATTTAAAGATGAAACCATTTCTACTTGAGTAGCTTGAATTGATTGAAGTGAAGATTGAATCATTTGTAATGTTTGAAGATGTGCATCAACTGTGGATTTTCGGGTAATCTTTTCACCAGCATGAACAATAGCTTTTCCGGTTCTTTTAACAAATCCACCAGTAGCTGCTTTAGGAAGATTCTCATCACCCTGATCATACACTTCATCAGAAATTCGATATGGTCCTTTCTTTCTAGAAAATTTTTTAGAAAGTTTATCTTTTAAAACTGCAATTGTATTCTGAGCTACTTTACTATCTTGGATAGCTTTCATCGCAACAACACCAACTAATCCACCGGCTGCACCACCACCTCGCTGTACTGATTCTCTTGAACCGAGATTAACTTCTTGATGAACAGCACGAGCAACATCTTTAACAGACTGAGCTGTAAATTTACCTAGGTTATTTATTGATTTTGTTAATGTGTTTTCAAGACTTTTCATCTGTTCTTTATTTACAGTTTCTTGTCTTTCAAACCGACCAGATATTCGTTCAAGATTCTTATTCATCTCAATGAACTGTACTTCATTTGGTTCAGTTGTTGGTCCGCTATTTGCCATGGTTTTACTTCTTAATCTGGGTTATTAGCTTAAAATGTCTACTCTGAGTATTGTATTCACTTTCGATACAGATTACTTCACTCGGAGCTAAAAGTTCTTGTATACATAATGAGTCAACCCGATTCATTATTTTTAAACTTTTATATGCATCTCGTAATGATAAGTAAATAGAAATACAATCGATATCTCTAGATTCAAGAGCTCTCGCATAATCAGTATAGCTATGAAGATAAATAATCAATACTTTAAAAAATCTATGTAAGTCCAATTCTAGTTGACTAACATTTGTATAACTAGGTCTCAACATATTCCACATTAGATTATGATATTCTGTTATAGAATTACTTGTGAGTGTTGCTCTTCCTGATGTAGTTTCTAATTTATTATGAACCCAGTTAACTATTTTAAAAACATTCTTATCAGGAACATCTACTCTAAAAAAAAGTTCATAAAATCTTTTATAATAAGTAATCAATGATTTACTATTTAGTCTAATAAAAGATGTTGGAAAAAAAGTTGCAGTCATGTGCTGAAATTCATGTAAAAGAATTAGAGATAATAATTCAGATTTATTCCAATAATCTATACTATCAATATTTTCAACCAAGCAAAAGATTTTACCTGATTCACGGTCAAAAAATGCCATTGAAAAATTTGATTGCGCAAATCGTTTCTTATTTCTAGAAAACAAATATATAATCTTATCTAACAATCCATGTTTTATATTGGTAGGAACAACAATATCTAATTCAATTAATTTGATAACAGTATCTAAAATTGGTTTAAATGTATCTTGTGATGAAATCGTTTCAATAAACTTTCTTTTAATTTCATCATTTGTATAAATTGATTTCTCTCCGACTTCGCCCACATGTTCATAACCAGCTGAAGAAAGAGCACGGAACAGATATTTATTGATAACTATCTGTTTTAAATCATCCATATTAACTCCTGATATATTTTAATTTTGTTCAGAATGGTTTCTGGTTTTTTTCATTGTGGTGATCTAACATTTGTAAAATATCAATAACATTACCATTAGTATTAGTATCTAAAAGTTTTAGCATGTTTGATTTAACATACTTATTAATCAACTTATTAGTATGTTCAAGAACTTCTATTTTATCAGTTGAATCTAAAGATCTTATATCAGCCAACTCTGGTGATGTTGCTCCTCTTCCTTTTTCATCATTCCATCCGGATACTTCAGCCATATCTTCTAATACTGTTTGGTTTTGCATATCTCTTGAAACATTTAATGGTGGATCATATGTTCTAACAAAAGAACAGAATGATGTTGCTAATGCTAAGTCATCCTTTTCTCCATCATCTGCCATGATCTTTCCATTACCATTATCAACCAGACCAAGTAATTCTAATGCTAATCTTTCTGATTTAATTCTTGCCGGATCCTCTACAACATATGTATAAAGAGAATCGATCATCAGTGGTCTATTTTGTGGTCCTGTTGTCAAACCATATTTGAATCGTGCTTTAATAGGTGTTGCGTGTGTTTGGTTGGTGTGGGTGTTTGTTTTAATTTTACTCTGATATATGTTATAGAATGTTCCACTTTTAGTTAAGTATTCACAGACTTGATTGCCATAAGAATTTGCTTCAGGCACAATTAAATTGTTGGGATAAATTCTAGTAACCAATGATATGATCTTACAGAATTCATCAACTCGAAGCTTACTTCTAAATTCCGCAGTTTGAGTAAATGTTTCATAGTCAAATACCACAATCGTACTATTATCTGCACCGGATGCTGAAGCTGTATCAATTCCAATCAAATAGAATTTATCTCGTTTAGCTTCTTCAAATTGATATAGATCATGACCAAGTAATTTAATTTTACTTATTGGTTCAGTATGACATGCATTTAACGCTTCGATTGTTTCTGCGGGCAAGAATGAATTCTGGGATGCTACAAACTGCATGTCTAATTCTTGAGCAATCTTCCAGTGGATATTTTCTAATAACTGACACTGGGTCTTATACCAATCTGGATCATCAGCAAATTCTTTAATCATCTTCCAGTGCAGTTTAAATGGATGGAAGATAGAATCACCATTAATTGCTTTAGTCCATAATTGATAATACCATTTACCTTTGCCTACAGTCTTATTAGGAGTAGAGATAACAATTGTTCCATAAGGAACACCATTTTCTTTAGCTGTCTTTTGTGCTTTAAATAGAGTTGGTGCAATACTTGTGTATGCATCATCAATTTTTGGAATGAATGACGCCTCATCTACAACTAAGATACACATCGATTTACCGCGGAGTAATCCTTCTGGATTAGATTCGTTTACTTGATCGGCATATAATTTGCAGCCATTATCAAGAATGAATGTTTGTTCAGTATCTTTAACAAACCCGGGTCTAATCCATTCTGGTAAGCTATGAATCATACTCATTACGTGTCGACAAAAGTCAGTACTTTCTTTTCCAGATTTAGAAACAATACCAACGGTTACATTCTTATAGAAACACATAGTATGGACAATATACATCTGTGCTATTGTTGATACACCAGTCTGTCTTGATTTGCATGCTACCAAATGGTGTTTGTTAATTAAATCTTCAACAAAATCTTTCTGTCTATCATATAGTTTTACTGTAATATCACCACCAGCAGCAGCCAACTTAATATATGTCTCCATGAAGTATACTGGATTATTTTTACATTTAAAATATTCAGTTAGACGCTGCTGCTGAAGTTGAGTTAATTGTTTAGCCATTTTCTGAAATCTCCTTTATGAATATTTTAAAATCTGATATAACTTTTTCTTTATTATCAATCCAGTTTCGTTCAGAAACTCGAAATATTCTTAATCCTATTTTTTGATAATCTTCATCTTTCTGAATATCATGTTTCTTTGACCATGTTCTATTATGCCACGGTTCATCAAATTCAATAACTAACTTAAGTTCTTTTATGTAACCATCTGGAAAATATCCAATAATTCTTGCATCATTATCTATAAAATAAGATACGTCATATTGAAGTTTTGATATAAAATCTTTTTCATTTCGACCTTTTGTTGGTGAAAAAACTTGTCCATCTTTTAATCCGGATTCAACAAAAGAAATCATTTGTTCTCTTGCAAATTTTCTAAATTCAAATGTTTTAGAATAGTTATCAACACCATATTTTTCTAAACATGTTTGTTTAATTTGATCTTTTATTTTTTCTGATTGTAAATGACATTCGACACCAAAATGTTTTAAACATGTTTGTTTAATTTTTTCTTTGATTTCTTCTAACTGGTTTGGATCTTCAGCCCCATAAACATCTAAACATGTTTGTTTAATTTTTTCTTTTAATTCTTCTGATTGTAAAGTATATTCAACTCCATATTTTTCTATCATTGTGTATTTAAATTTATCATGAATTTCTTTAGATTGCAATGGGTATTCTACACCGTATTTTTCTAAACATGCGTGTTTCTTTTTTTCTTTAATTTCTTCTGATTGATTTGAACTTTCAACTCCATATTTTTCTAAACATGTTTGTTTAATTTTATCTTTAGTTTCTCTACATACCAGATTAGTAATCTCGCCAAATTTATTCAAACATGTTTGTTTGGTTTTTTCTTTAACTTCTTCTAAATTATGTGTTTTAGAAATTTGTTCTTTGTGTTCTTTTGATAATTTTTTTCCTCGCCAACAATGCCCGTTTAAAAACTTATTCTTCTCATTAGTTACTTCTCTACCACAACCACATTTACACATACTATATTTAGTCATAACTTTGTGATGTCCGGTATGCAGTCAGCGTGGCGGTACAAATAATATTATCATTGTCTCTTGTAAAAACAATCTCACTGTCTGAAATTAAATAACCGCCTCGATAGTTACTTCCTCTAAATTTTTCATGTTCAGAATATGGTTCTAGAAATAAAACTTCTCCAACCTTTTGGAGCAGATGAAATTTTATATTTCTGTATAGTTGTATTCTTACTGCAGCAGTATTCTGAAAATTAGTTGCCATGTCTTGAGTCAGTACATTATCATTATATTCACCATCATATCCAGAACCAATTTCATGCCCAACCATATCGGTATAATACATTTTACGATTTCTTAAATCAGGATGATATTTCATTTGATCTGATTTGTGCCACATTCCATAATCAGTAATAATCTCATCTAAATTTCTTTTTTGAAATACAGCAATATCTTCATGTGGATGAAAAATATAAATATTATCGTATCCATAACGAATAAGATTCGCATTCGAATGATGAATAGATTCTGTAGAATCATAAATAATAAATTCGTCAGTTGTATTTGATGCTAGTTTGTTTATTTCATCAAAGGTAGTTGGATCATCAAAATGAGATGGAGACTTGTGCATCTTAACCCAAGGACAATCTTTATGGTGTGAATACATTTGACTCAAATCCCATAATAAAAATTGACCAGAATAATTTGCATATCTAAAAACTGGTCCAGAAAATATTCCATAGTTTTGATTAATATAATCAACCGCGGATCTAACTGTCATTGGTGGTATAATCATTTGTTGAATAGTATCTGTATTCTTTCCATTATCAAAAATTCTAGATTCTATATTATTATCAGTTAATATTTCTTTGACTATATCTAGAGGTGTTTTTTGTGTACCTGTTAATCCATCTGGATCTTCCCATAACTTATTTACAAATTGAGTCATTGCTTCATACGCCGGTTTAGCTAAGCAAGTTACCATTATAAGAATTCTTTGTTGTTCTTGCTGACTAGTTATCGTTCCGGGTTTTTGATCTTTAGCGGGAAGATCAATTTTAGATTCAAGTATGATCAGTTTATATTCAACCGGTGATCCACGTCTCTCCCCATCATGACCGGTATACCAAATTTTACAAGTAATATCTGTTGTGCCATAAAT